TCACAATTGGAAGCAGCAGGGGCACGGAATGTCAATCTTACTGATATAGGTAGCGCAGCCAGACTTTCAAATACGAATGTGGTTCAACAAGCCGCTAGAGCGGATGTTGCTGCAACCGCCACCAATTCTACCGTACCCCAAAATCCTAATCCCCCGGCGCCAGTGGTGCCCGCAAGCAACGCAAACGCAGTTCCTCCTGTGGAAGATCCTCCAGTATCAAACGCTGCCCCAATAGCAGTAACGGGAGGGGCTGTAACAAACACATTGGGAAATGCGACTCCGACTGTATCGCAACCACAGACTACAACCCCATTGACTTCTTCAACAGCTAACGCAGAACAGCCCCCAGTGTCGCAACCGGCAAATGTTGATACAGAATTTGGAAATTTAGATGAAGCTATAGTAAGGCAACAGGGAACCACAACAGTATTGTCGGAAGATGGCACACCCGCCACAGGTGTTCTAAGAAATACGGAAACCGGTGATGTAATTTATACAGACCCACCAAAAGGAGATGATCAACCCTTTGATGAATTTGCGGGTGTAGATGAAGCTGTTCAACAGCAAAAAACAATCAATGAAAATACTTCAGGTATACCTATTAGAGCAGAAGATGGCACTGTAGCACAAGGTGTGGCAATAAATCCTGAAACAGGTGAAACATATTATACAACAGCAGCACAAGGCTTGGCTGCAACAAAAAATGCAAGACAGCAAGCCACTAAACAAGATCAAGCAAACTTTGAACTTAAAAAAGACTGGCGTGTCCGTTTAAGTTTAACACCGGGTGCAAAATATCTTTATAAAGCACCTAAACCTGGAATCTTAGCACCATTGGCAGCTACCGACGGAGTGTTGTTCCCTTATACACCTAGTATTCAAGTAAATTATGCTGCACATTATGATGCAACCGATCTAGTACATACAAACTATAAAGTGTATCAGTACAAAAATAGTGGTATTGATCAAGTTACCATTACTTGCGACTTTACTGCACAGGATACTTACGAAGCAAATTATTTGCTTGCAGTCATACACTTTTTTAGGTCAGTGACAAAAATGTTTTATGGTCAAGATGATGGTCCTGCTCCCGGAACTCCTCCCCCATTGTGTTATTTGTATGGATTGGGAGCATTTCAATTTGAAGCACATCCATTGGCAATTACAACATTTAACTATAGTTTACCTACTGAAGTTGATTATATTAGAGCTACAACCAATGAAACTACATTGGCTGGTGTAAACAAGTCAGCGTCTAACGTGCCTAATAACACATATAATCCCTCTAGTGCAAGAATGGCAGGTTCTGGTGTTGGATTCGGTGGTCTTACAGAGCCTCCGGATTTTAGCGAACAAACAGGAGGAACAGTTACTCCTACATATGTCCCAACCAAAATGCAAATAACTATCAATGCTGTTCCAATTATAAGTAGAAATAACATAAGCACTTATTTCAGTTTGAAAGAATATGCAACAGGAAAATTAATGCGCGGAACACAAACTAAGCGCGGAGGTATTTGGTAATGGCTGTTAATAACTCATATCCGGCAACAAGTCCGTATAACGCAACTGATATTTACAAAGCTCAGTTTTTAGACATAATGGTTAATCGTCCTATACCTATGCTATCCAGTGATGTGTATATGGAAATAAAACCAGTATATGAATACAGACCTGATTTATTAGCATATGACTTATATCAGGATAGTAGATTGTGGTGGGCATTTGCGCAAAGAAATCCAAACAAGTTAAAAGATCCATTGTTTGATTTTAAAGCAGGGGTCAGTATTTATATACCTAAATTAGATACATTGAAGCAGATATTGGGAATATAAATGCCAGTTACATTATTAGACGATGATAGTGGTACTCAGCAAAATAATACCACAGATACACAAAATCAAGTTAATAGTGGAGTAAATCCTCCCGCACTTTCTCCACTAAACTCAACTAGTAGTCCAAACGCAGGCACTACAACTGCAGGAAAGTCAGGCACCCCGGCATCTACTCCGGCTTCTAAAAAACCCACTATAAGAAAAAATCCATTAAGTTTATTTTCAAGTTACACATATCAACTTTCTTTGTATATGCTTACACCTGATGCTTTCAATGCGTTTGAAGAATCTGGTAGAAAAAATATTAAAGATTTAGTAATAGGTAAAACTACAACTGATAGTTCTAGTAGTAATTTAAAAGGCGGCGCCTATTTAATATTACAAAGCGGTGGATCAAATAACAAAACTACTCCAAGAGCACCCGGTTTTGAATTAGACTACGCCATTGATGAATTAAAAATTAAAAGCTTGATTGCCCCAAGCACAACTGGATCTACTACTATACAGACTACATTTTCATTTCAAGTTATTGAACCATATGGATTTAGTTTTTTAAATCGTTTAAAAATTGCAGCAGATGCTATCGCTCAGTATAGTCAAACATTAAATGCCAAAGAACAACGAAATCCGAGCAGACAAAAATTTGTGTTGGGAATAAGATTTCAAGGATACGACTCGGTTGGGAATTTACTAACCGGAAAAGAATTGATAAACGGAAGCATAACAGACCCTAACGGCTCGGGCAATGGAGTATATGAAACATTCTATACTATCAATTTAAACAAGATAAACTTTAAAATAGATGGTAGAGCTGTAGTTTATAATATAAGTGCAGTATCAATCGCCCCCTATGAAACATTCACATTGATGCGTGGAGTATTTAATAAAAATGTAACATTAGAAGCCAGTAATGTTGAAGAAGCTTTAACTGGTCCTAATGGTATGATAGACCAATTAAATGCCTGGCAAAAAACTTCAGGCGCTTTAATCCCAAACGTTTATAAATTAGAATTTATTGGAGATACTGAAACATTACGAAATGCTAAAATTGTATTACCAAATGATCTGGACAAGCTTAAAGCCGGTTGGACCCCTGCCAAAAACACTGCTGAAATTAATGAAGTGACCGCGGCAAGATCAAATCCAAATCTTACAAAAAAAACTATAACATTATTAAGCAGTACTTCAATTATTGCATGCGTAGAAAGAGTTATTGTACAAAGCGAGTACATGACCCAGGCCTTAAAAACTGTTTATGATTCTGTAAATCAACCAGATCCAAATAAAAAAGATTTTGAAGAAGAACCAAATAAAGATAAACCCGATACTGTTAAATGGTATAATTTATCTAGTAAAGTAAAAGTAATTGGATATGACACTAGATTAAATCAGTATGCATATGAAATTACACTATTAATTTCACCTTATGAAACGCCAGTATTAGTAAATGCATACTCAAACAATTCTCAAAAATATTATGGTCCAGTAAAAAGGTATGATTATTGGTTTACAGGAAAAAACAGTGAAGTTATTAGTTATGAACAAACAAATAACAATGGATATTTTATTGTAGCATTAGACCCCACAAATTCTACAACAGTGAAATCGGGGCAAGCGGGAATACCTGTAGTACAGGGTTTCCCTCAAAATGCAGATGTTACAGGTGCAAAAGGAGTAGGCATGCAAGCTCAGGGTGCATACCTAACAAATTTATTTGACCCAAAATCATTTAGTACAGCTAAAATTACAATATTAGGAGACCCTGATTTTTTAATGCAAGATTCATTTACAGATGTTAAAACACTACCAGTTTATAAAACTTTTTATGAAGCCGATGGTAGAACTATTAATCCAAGAACAGGGCAAGTATTCATTGAATTAAATTTCAAAGAAGCAATTGATTATGAAAATAATACCGGCTTATTAGACATTAATGATCAAATAGTATTTTGGCAATATCCAGAAAGTATTAAAAAATTAGTTAATGGCGTGAGTTTTTGGGTTCGTAATGTTGATGCCACCTTTAGTAAAGGCAAATTTACACAAGAAATAACATGCTCTATTAACACGTTTGGTCCTGATGAGAATGCATGGAGTAACGCATCCAATGATACAACTAATTCAGAAAATCAGCGTGAAGATACTCGCGAGGCTGAAGGAAGAACAGGTAGCTCTCCTTCTGAATCTGGCAACGGAACTACAAGTAACACAGGCTTGTTACAAGAACCTCCAGAACAATACTCCGAGGTTCCCACAGAGACACCACCCAATGTTTCACCGGCAGACAATGAAAATGAGGCATCTGGTGGACAACCGGTTGATCAGGGGGGTAGAGAAGAATGAGTTACGATAACTTATGGTTACCTAGAAAAGGGGTTAAAGGAGCTAAGCCAGACAGTGGTGGAGCTATTGTTAAGACAGTTCCAGTATTTGGAATTGTAAAAGATAATATTGATCCAATTAGAGCAGGAAGAATTCGTGTTTACATTTCAGGATTAAACGGCAAAGATCCTAATGATGAAAAAAATTGGACTCCCGTAAGTTATCTTCCACCTTTCTTTGGATTTATACCATCGTCATCAGGTGAATCGGGAGAGGGTTCTTATCGGACTAACCCCACTAGCTATGGTTTTTGGAATAGCCCACCTGACGTAGGTACAACAGTAATTTGTATTTTCGTTAACGGTGACCCAAACTATGGTTTCTATATAGGATGTGTTCCTGAGCCAGAAGCTATGCAAATGGTTCCTGCTATTGGATCTTTTAATAATGTAACATTAAACGAAAGTGAAGCCGTAAAGTTTGGCGGGTCAACCCGTTTACCAGTTACTAATCTTAATACGAACGATAAAGCAAAAGCTGAAAATTCAAACTTTTTAAATGAAGCCAAACCTGTACATACTTATGTGGCACAGGCAATGTGGCAGCAAGGTATTTTAAGAGATCCAATTCGCGGACCAATATCAAGTAGTGCTAACCGTGAAACTCCTAGTAGGGTGTTTGGTATAAGCACACAAGGTAGACCTATTTACGAAGGTGGATATGATGAAGATAAAATTGCAAGCTTAGTTAAAGAAGGCAAGCAAGTACCTGGTTTAAAAGTTATTTCAAGACGTGGTGGTCACACGTTTGTAATGGATGACGGAGATTTAATAGGTAATGATGCTCTTATACGATTGCGTACAGCATTGGGTCATCAAATATTAATGAGCGACAATGGTCAAACATTAATGATTCTTCATGCCAATGGTCAAAGTTATATAGAATTAGGCAAAGAAGGTACTATTGATCTATTCTCAACTAACTCAGTTAACATCAGAACACAAGGTGATTTAAATTTACATGCTGATAGAGATGTTAATATCAATGCTGCTAAAAATCTAAATTTACAAGCTGAATCAATTAATATCAATTCAGAAAAAGATACAAATCATAAAATTGGTTCTAATTATTCAGTACACACAACAGGAACTCATACGCACAAAGTAGACGGCCCTATGAGTTTAGGTTCTGAAGGCACTGCATCATTCGCTAGTACTGCAATTACATATATAAACGGGGAACGGATTAATCTGAATACTGGTCAAACATCGGTTACTCCTAAAGAAGTGAAACCAATTCCCGTGATTGCGCATACCGATACATTGTTTGACAGTCAAAAGGGATTTGCTGCTGCTCCCGGAAAACTTTTAAGTATAACATCTAGAGCACCTGCACATGCACCTTGGGCTAGTGCAGGACAGGGTGTTGACATTAAAGTAGACATGAATGCAAGTAGTCAATTGCCACAAGCGCCCAGTGCAGCAGTAGCCGGCGCTTACAACGCATCAGCAAGCGCACCAAATGCATCATTGGTCTCCCCTGCTACAGTTGCTACAGTACCAAGTACATCAGCAGTAAGTTCAGCTTTAGACAAAAATACAACTAAATCTGTAGTTGGTTCTTTGGCACAAGCAGCAGCAACTGGTCCAGCCGCCGCAGCAGTAGCAGCCGGTGCAGGTGTTGTGCAAACTCCGCAAGGTTTAAAAGCAGCGGTTGGTTCAACTGCATTAACTCCAAAACAATTAGAAACAGCAAAAGTATTAAAACCCGGTTCTGCACCATTGGTTAATGCATTGGCTGCAAGTGGTGCAAAGATTCAATCAGCAATGTCAACTAATTTGTTCACAGGTAAACCCGGAGCAGAAAACTTACAAAAATTAGTTCAAAATCCAACTGCTCAAGTATCTGCAACGATTGATAATTTAAAATCTGCGCAAACTTCGCTCACTAGTGCAGGGGCAATTACAGGCAAAGAATCTCCTCAAGTATTAGCAGGTTTAGTGATGTCTGGATCTCAAAATGGAGTTAATGCTACATTAAATGCTGTAAAGAATATTTCAAATAATGTCACTGGAGCCGTTTCTAATTTAGTGGGCGGTGCAACAGCGGCTGTTGCCGGTGGTTTAGGCGCTGTCAGTAATATTGCAAATACAATCAAATCAGGAAGTTTTGCCGCAGGATTAGCACAAAATGTATCAGGTGGATTGGGCGCAATAAGTGGTGCGGTTGGAGCATTAGGGAAATCTACAGGAATAAGTGGTTTATTAGACGCAGCCAAAGGTGTAGCAGGATCTGCGTTTGCAGCAATTACTGCGTCATTTAAATCTTTCAAGCCAAATGTACCGCAGAATTTAAAGTCCATTGCCGAAAGTGCAAATGCAGTTCCTGGAAATGTTACTGATCTGGCTAAAAATACAACAGCAAGTCTATCCTCAACTATTGCTAGTGGAGTGTCGGCATTACCGGGCGCCCAATCAGCAGTTGCTACTGTAGTCAGTAAAGCGGCGGGCGCTACAAATAAAGTTCCCGGAACTGAAGCTATATCTGGATTGATTAGCAACTCAACCACAGCTTCAATGAATAATATATCATTGAATAGTGCGGTTGGTGCAGCTTCAGCTAGAGTTACTGGAGCAGTTGCAGGTGTAGCAGGTCAAGTAACTGGTACAGTTTCCGGAGCAGCAAGTCAAGTAACAGGTGCACTTGATAAATTAAAATCTGGTTCTTCGTTGACAAGTTTAGCAAGCGCCGGGTTACCTGCAGGATTAGCATCGCAATTGAATAGTGCATTGTCTAGTCTAAGTGCTTCAGGATCTACACCAATTAAACTGCCGGCGGTTGGTATTGACACAACTAACCGAACTGAAATTACATCCGGTATCTCTAGCTTATTGGGTCCTGGAATTCCTACTCCAAATTACACTGGAACTATTAAAACAGAAAATCCACTAGATAAAATTAGAGAGGAAAGAGACAAAAAAAATGCAGAAGCAAATAGATTATACAAAGTAGCAGAAGAAGCAGTAGCAAAACTAAAAATAGCACAAACCAAATATCGTGAACTTAAAAATACATTACCCGAAGGTGATCCAGAATTGCAAGCTGCCTTACAAGAATACGTAGCAGCGTACAAAGACTCTGTTGAAAAATACAAGGCATACACGGCCTCTTTAGCAACATAATATAAATAATATATGCCTACATACATTGGATTTAGCACAATAGGGTCAAATCAACCACGAACAACCAATGCTCCGGGAGGGGTAGACGGTGGATTTGGTAGTGTAGTAAAGCCTATAAACTTTGGAAAAAAGTATAGGTTAGTTGACCAACCCTTAGTTATACAAGATTTCGTCAACGCATTGAATATACAGCAAGGGCAGAAAGTTGGAAAGCCTGAATATGGGACAACTCTTTGGAGCTTTGTGTTTGAGCCTAATACAGCCGATGTTCAGTTTCAATTAGAAAATGAAATTCGTAGAGTTGCTAGTCTAGATCCAAGACTTATAGTTAATTATGTCAAAGCGTTCCCGCAAGAAAACGGTATTTTAATTGAAGTTGAATTAGCTATTGCTCCGTTTAATGACGCACAGATTTTAAGTGTATTCTTTGACAGAGATTTGAATCAAGCAATTATTCAATAACCCTTAAAAACGCCAGGTTTTAGGTATGATAAATACTTAAAAGAGAATATTCTATGGCAACAAGTTCAAGACAATCCGCACTTTTTGGGGTTAATGATTGGAAAGCCTTCTACCAGACATTTAGAGAGGCTGATTTCCGTAGCTATGACTACGAAACCCTGCGTAAAAGTTTCATTGATTACCTTCGTACTTACTACCCAGAAACATTCAATGATTATATTGAATCCAGTGAATTTATTGCACTATTAGATGTTATCGCCTTCATGGGCCAAGGTCTTGCCTTCAGAAATGACTTAAATACCCGTGAAAACTTTATTGATACTGCTGAACGCCGTGATTCAGTTATTAAACTAGCAAATTTAGTTAGCTATACTCCAAAAAGAAATTTAACAGCGCAAGGGTATTTGAAAGTTACCAGTATACAAACTACTCAGAATATTACTGATCTAAATGGAAACAATTTAAGTAACATTCCAATTTTATGGAATGACCCTGCTAATTCAAATTGGTTAGAACAATTTAACACAATTATCAACGCTGCCTTGATTAATACACAACGAATCGGAAGACCCGGTAATGTTGCTGAAATCTTAGGAGTAACTACTAGCGAATATTCGTTATCAATCCCACAGAACAGCTTACCTATCGTTCCGTTTAGTAGCGTAGTTGATGGCATCAATATGGGTTTTGAATTAGTTAGTGTGTCTAGTGTGGACAGCGATACTATCTATGAAATACCTCCTGCACCTAGTGGCAGATTTAACATGCTGTATAGAAATGACAGACTAGGCTATGGTAGCCCAAATACAGGATATTTTTTCTATTTCAAACAAGGTACTTTGCAAAATTCAGATTTTTCTTTAGAACAGCAAATTGCCAATCAGGTTATTGATATTGACATTCAAGGTATTAATAATACTGATACTTGGTTATATCAACTAAGTGATACAAATCAAACAAATGTATTGTGGAAAAAAGTAGATAACATTTATGCTGACGCATATCTTCAGACTGAGAGTAGCAGACGCGAAGTTTTCAGCGTGAATTCTAGATTCAACGACCAAGTAAGTTATGTATTTGGTGATGGTGTGTTTAGCAAGATCCCCGTTGGAAACTTTAGAGCATATGTAAGATCCAGTAATGGTATTACATATACTATTGATCCAAATGAGATGCAGGGCATTTCAGTTACCTTTAACTATATTAGTAGAATAGGTAGAGTAGAATCATTAACTCTTAGCTTAGAGTTAACAACTCCTGTCAGCAACGCTCAAGCCCGTGAGCCTTTAGCACAAATTAAACAAAGAGCACCCACACGCTATTATACTCAAAACCGTATGGTCAATGGTGAAGATTATAACAACTTCCCATATACACTATACAGTTCAATTATCAAGTCAAAAGCAATTAACCGTAGTAGTATTGGTGTCAGTAAAAATTTAGATTTGTTAGATCCAACTGGAAAGTACTCAAGTACCAATACTTTTGCCAATGATGGTGCATTGTATGAAAACGATGCCTTAGGAAATCTTTCATTAACTATTACCAATACTGGTAATATTATTAGATTCTTAACTGACTCATTAGCAAATGCGTTAGCAAGCAACCGGGCTCTACAATATTATATTCAAACTTATCCTAGATATGCAGTTAATTCATCTACCGGAGATGGTACTGTTTATTGGCAAACAAAAACGGTAGATGCCAATTCAATTACAGGATATTTTTACATTATTCAAAATGGAATAGATACTCCTATTCCAATTGGAACTTATAGCTCTAATAATGTCAAGTATATCACAAAGGGTGCTTTACTAAAATTCTATGCACCGATTGGTTATTATTTTGATGATAACAATCGCTTAGTTGCAGGAATTCCAGGACCAAATAATCCAACATTTATTTGGACTACTGTTATAAATGTTATTGGTGATGGATACAATAACGGTAGAGGTGGATTTACAAATGGTACCGGCCCAGTTACATTAAATGGTTATGTTCCTAATGGCGCTACATTAACGGATCCAGTTAATAATAGTAATTCAACTAGTATTATACCGTCATTTGATAATACATTGTCAAACGACATTATTACTGAGTGCAGAATTAAAATGCAACTTCAGCAAAGTTTTTCATTGGTATTCAATAATTCATTAACGATTGCAGAAGATCGTTGGTTTATTGAGAATTACAATGCACCAAATTATTTTGTAAACTTTTTAAGTTTAGGAAATAATAGATATGCAGTAACATATAGATCATTGGCATATTACTTTGGTAGCGTAGCAGATACAAGATTTAGTTTTGAAAGAGATAAACTAGTTTATGATCCTTTTACTGGAAAAATTCTTCAAGACTATGTAAACATTTTAAAAACTAATTCACAACCAAACTCTAGTAGTCCATTAAACATTGATGTAAAAACTAATATTATTGGTCAAACAGTAGAGAGTGATGGTTATATAAATGATTTTGAAGTTGAAGTTTCTACTACAGATGTTAATAACAGAACTATTATAACAAATCCAGATTTCTTTACTACTGTTACAGGATATGTATATGGCGGTAATAATACTGGAATTTATGTTTTCTTTGAATTAATTCAAGATGCTTTATCATTAACTAGATTTCAAATAGTACCTACAAGCGATGTTGTATATACATATGGTAATAAGTCTGATATTGAAATCATAAAATATGATTATCCAGTCGGTCAATTATTTTACGCCTATGTAGAAAATAAATTCTATAAATCATTTCAAGATCAAACAGTTACAACACCTTCTTATACATTAGTTGAACAACCGCAATATAGTATTAAGCCTGGTCGTCAAGGATTGCAATTCCAGTACCGTCATAATAGCAATAATACAACACGAATTGACCCAGCTACAACAAATATTATTGATTTATATGTAGTAACTCAAGCTTATTATACGGCTTATCAAAATTGGATTCAAGATGTAACTGGAACAGTAGCTGAACCTAATAAACCTACAATTACTGAATTAAATCAAGAATATAGCCAAGTAAATAACTTTAAGATGTTGAGCGATAGTGTAATTCTTAACAGTGTAATTTTTAAACCATTGTTTGGTGAAAAGGCAGCGCCAGCATTAAGAGCAACAGTTAAAGTTATTAAAGATAGCACAACAAATGCCAGCGATAGCGAAATTCGTAGCGCAGTATTGACAGCAATGAATAATTATTTTTCAATTAATAATTGGAACTTTGGTGATACCTTTTTCTTTAGTGAACTAAGCGCATATCTACACAATGAGTGTGGTGATTTAATAAGTTCAGCAGTTTTAGTTCCAAACGATCCAACAATGAATTTCGGTGATTTATATGAAATAAAATGTGCTCCTTATGAGATATTTGTAAATGCTGCAACAGCAAACGATGTTTTGGTTATTCCGGCGCTCACACCCGCCGAATTACAAATAAGATAAGTAATATATTATGGCAACAAGAATTAGAACCTTAAACTTTCTTCCTGAAATATTTAAAACACCTACAAATGCGCAATTTTTAGCCGCGACGTTAGATCAGATTGTTGATCAGCCTAGTACTAAAAAAATAGAAGGTTATATAGGTAGTAAGTTTGGTTATGGTATAAATGCTAAAAATTATTATGTAACAGAACCAACCAAAACAAGAACAGATTATCAATTAGATCCAGGCGTTGTTCTTACTGATGCAAATAAAAACACCCCTAAAGATTTTATAAGTTATCCAGGTATCATTGACTCATTAAAAGTTAATGGTGGGGTTACTAACAATAATAACCGTCTTTTTGAAAGCCAATTCTATTCTTGGGATAGTTTTACAGACTTAGATAAAATTATCAACTTTAATCAATATTATTGGTTACCATTAGGCCCTGAATCCGTTATTGTAAGTAGTGAGACAGTATTCAGTGCTATTGATTATATTGTTCAAGATGTTATTAATGGTTACTCAATTTATCCTGTTGGATCAACAGCTGGCTCTACTAACCCGACATTAACTTTACTTAGAGGCGGAACCTATACCTTTGCAGTTAATCAAGATAGTGAGTTTTGGATTCAAGGCGTCCCGGGAGTAACTGGATTTAGTCCAACTCAGCCCAATTTACAAACACGCGAAGTTTATGGTGTAAGCAATAACGGTATAAGCCAAGGTGTAGTTACTTTTACTGTCCCATTTAAAAACGCACAAGATGAGTATAACTTCCCAGGCAACAATCTTGTGTCTGTAGTAAGTACCTTACCTTTTGCTGAGGTAAATGGCAAAAGATTAAGTGAACTAGGAAGCATTGACGGCATTACGGCACTAAATGGCCTTACAGTAATGTTTTATAACACGGGTGTTTCTAATGAAATTGGTTATGTATCTAATTTCTTTGATTACACTAATTACGATCAAAATAATAACATAACAGCACCTCAGACTGTCACAGCAACAGCAACTAGTTCAATTGACAATTCCGTAACGATCACGGACACATCTGTGTTAACCGTTGGTAACACAATAACTTTCACTGGAGTTCCGTTTGGTAATTTAGCAGTATATTCTGAATTTTCTGGTGGTACAATTTATTATGTCCGTAGTATTATTAACGGTACTAAATTTACTGTAAGCTCAACCCTAGGTGGACCTGCAGTTGTTTTAACAACAGCGTCAGGAACATTAACTGGTAATATTAATCAGGGTTTATTAGAGCAAGGATTTTATACTACAGTAAATGAAAATTTTTACACAATTACATTTTTAGACAACAGTAGTGATCCTGTTATTAGCTTGTCTCCGGCTGGTGCTATTCCAACCAATCAAAAAATTACTGCCAGTTTTGGTACCAATTATAGTAACAGAAACTTCTATAAAAATGAATTCGGTACTATAGTTTTAATTCCATACCTAAGTGCTCAATTAGATACGCTATATTATCAAGATGGCACAAGTGCTAATAAAGTTGGTATTATTAAATTAATTGAAAGCAATGCTACTAATACATTAGATGTAGAAACAGAAATTTTAGGTAAAAAGAATTTTAGTTCAACAAATGGGGTAGTATTTACAAATGGATTGAAGGTCTCATTCCAAGGAGATGTAGTACCAACTAGCTACCTGTCAGGTGAATATTATGTAGAAGGAGTAGGATCACATATTGAACTTATTCCTGTAGATACCCTTGTAGTACCGGAAGCATTTACTGAAAGTGTTTTAATACCATATGACACTACACCTTATGATTTTGGGAATTTTGATGGCGACAGTTTTATTCCAGTAAGTCCTGATTATATTACTATAGCTAGAAATTCTGTTAATAAAAATGCATGGTCACGAAGCAATCGTTGGTTCCATATTGATGTTATAAATGCAACAGCGCAATACAATAATGACCCAGAATCTGTAGCCATCTATGCAACTGCGGCTGCAAAGGCTAAGAGACCTATCATTGAGTTTTATCCAAACTTAAAATTATTCAATCAAGGTTCTAGTGGAAAAAATCCAGTAGACTTTGTAGATTTTAGAACTTCAGATGCGTTTACATATGTAGCCGGTCAAGAAAGTTATTACCCTGATGTTGCTGTTTACACAGATTATACGTCAGTCATTGCAAGCACAAATTATACTCAAAATAGAACTATTACTAATACTGACGGCCCCTCAGATACAATAACAATCAATAGTACAACCGGTTTCAGAGTAAATGACATAATTATTTTAGATCCACCATTTAGTATTGGTGGTCTAACATATAACACAAATTATTATGTTGCGGAAGTTGTAGATGGTACTACAATTAAAGTTAGCCTTTCTAAAAATGGTGCTGTTATTAACTTAACTACGGCTGCTAGTATCTGCACAGCTAAATGGTATCCACAAAGCACAACCATTCAAGTAACTACTGCTGATATCGGTAACAATGAGTTTGTGGGCGTGGGAACATTCACCGTTGGTCAGTATGTTGCTGATTCTACTAATTTATTACCACCTAATACTATCATTGAATCTGTTACAGGTATATCAACAAAAACTCTTGTTGTATCTTGGGGCGAAGATCAATCTGCTTACTTCAATGGTACATCAGTGGCATCTATAATTGCAGTACCCGAAGGTGTAAACAGCTATGCAGTTTTTGATGGTGCCAGAATTATCTTTGCAGCAGACACAGATGAAAATGTTCGCAACAAAATCTATGTTGTAAGATTCTCATCTATAACTGGCTCAAGTGTTCCGGTAATTACTTTGACTGAAGCGGATGACGGACTTGTCTTACCCGATCAACAAACAGTTGCATACAGAGGTTATAATTATTTAGGCTTAGAATTTTGGTATGACGGTATTGAATGGATCAAGGGACAAGAAAAGGTAACAGTAAATCAAGCACCATTATTTGATATTTTTGATAATAATGGAATTAGTTTTAGCGATAGCACAGTATATACTGGAACTGACTTCAGTGGATCAACTTTATTTCAGTATGGTATCGGATCAGGGTTAGACGATAATGTTTTAGGCTTTCCTTTAAAGTACTCATCAATTAACAACATCGGTGACATTAGCTTTGATATTACTTTTAACTCCGACATATTTAATTATGTAAGTGGATCAACACCTATTACTGAACAAGTGAACAAAGGTTACGTCTACAATTACAATTATTTTGGAACACTAGAAAGATTACTAGGATGGCAAACTGCGGTAAGCCCAAGTGTTCAGTATCAATTGTTTAGCTTTAATTACACACTTGGTTCAGAACCAGTATTTACAGTTGATGTTGGATTAATTCCCGACACACAGACCGAATGGCCAATCATACAAGTTTTCAATAATAACACATTATTAGAAACATCAGCATATTCTGTAACTAGTTTAGACACAAGTACGGTAGTAATTATTGATTCTGCACCAGTTGAAGATACAGTTATTCAAATTACAGTATTAAGTTCACAAGTAAGTGAGAATGCTTATTTTACGATTCCAATTAACTTAAACAACAACCCATTAAATCAGGATATAACAGTTGCTAACTTAGGTGATATAAGAGGTCAATATCAAAGTATTTTTTATAACAATCCTAATTTGACAGGTCAAATTTTTGGATCAAACAATTATCGTGATTCAGGTAATCTAGTACCATGGGGCAATAGAATTATTCAGAATAGTGCAAGTCTAGTATTACCGGGCGCATTCTTAAGAGATCCTAACACAAATATTTTCAATGCGTTATCATTTAACAGTAAAGAATATATTAAGTTTAAAACTCTATTAGTAGATACTATTAATAATACAGATTATTCTCAACAATTTGATCCATCATTTATTTTAGATGATGCGTTGGATCAAATGACCGCAAGTAAAACTGATAATCAGTCGTTCTTCTGGTCTGATATGATTCCTAGCAAGGCTGCATTTGTTACTAATGTTTATTCATTCGCAAATAGTCTTGATATTTCTAGATATCCATTAACTAAAATTTATGATTTTAGTTCGGCAAATTATAGTGGAATATTAGTTTATCTAACTAGAACCATTAACAATATTACAACCACACAACAATTAATCATAAACCAGGATTATACAGTTAGTGTTGATAGCCCTTCGTTAACTGTAACCTATGATTTGTTACCAAACGACATTATTACAGTTAAAGAATATAATCAGACATATGGATCATATGTACCAAATACTCCTACTAAGTTAGGAATGTATCCTGCTTCTATTCCTGAAATTGTTCTTGACAGTGATTACAGCACTCCAACATATTTTATAAAGGGTCACGATGGTTCATATACTAAGTTATATGGTGATTATAATCCACAAACTGGAATTCTTGTTGATTTCCGCGATCAAGCATTATTTGAATTTGAAAAACGAGTTTACAATAACTTAAAATTAAGTAATGTAATTCCAATTAAAGAATATGAAGTAACACCCGGATTCTTTAGAACAACAGACTATTCTTATGACGAATGGTTGCAAATTTACACAACCAATTTCTTAGCTTGGGTTGGTGAAAACCGCTTGAATTATAAGAGACAGGTTTATAACAAGTTTGATCAATATACATACAACTATACCGACAGCGGTAACAAGTTAAATGGACAGCCCATAGAACAAGGTTATTGGAGAGGCATATATCAATATTTTTATGATACTACAACTCCCAATTTAACGCCATGGGAAATGATTGGTTACACAAACAAGCCAGCATGGTGGGAAGATAGATATGGTCCTGCACCATATACTAGTGACAACTTGGTGTTGTGGGAAGATTTAGAAAATGGTATTGACTATAACAACGGTAACCCAGTAGTTATAGAACAAGCTATTAGACCTGGATTACTAGAAGTGCTTCCAGTTAATAGTGCTGGTAATTTACTATCTCCCTTTGCATCTGTTGTAGGCAATTATAATCCTAATCTTTTCCAAAGAGATTGGAAAGTCGGCGATGATTCTCCTGTTGAGTTGAGCTACCGTAGAAGCAGTTCATATCCATTTGATTTAATGCGAATTTTAGCATTGATGAAGCCTGCTAAGTTCTTTAACTTAGCTGCCGACATTGACAACTACAAGTATAATTACGAATTCAATCAATATCTTGTAAACGATAGAAGCCATTTAGTTATATCAGATATTCAAATTTATGGCAATGGTATTGCCAAAACATCATACATTAACTGGATCGTTGATTATCAAAAGCAAATCGGTATTGATGCTACAACCAAAGTTACAGAATTACTACAGAATTTGGATGTCCGTCTAGTGTACAGAATGGCGGGCTTTAGTGACAAGACCTTCTTGAAATTCTATGTTGAGAAGGGAACACCTAACTCACGCAACGCCTCATTGTTAATACCTGATGAAAGTTATTCTTTATTACTATATGAAAATCAACCGTTTACAAAATTAATTTACAGCGGTATTATTATTCAGATAGTACCAGAGGGTTATGCCGTATATGGTAATTCTCAGACACAGGCATACTTCACCACATTAGCACCAAGAATAAATGTAGACTCTGAAATTATTAATGTAGAAAGCACCTCAGTAACTGTATATACAAAACCTTCTGAAACTGAAGTTATAGTACCATACGGCACTATATTTTATACTATTCAAGAAGTATCACAGTTCTTAATAAACTATGGTTTCTATTTAGAAGCTAATGGTATGGTGTTTGAAGAAGTTGAAAACGGTTTAGAAGTCAATTGGAAACAAATGGTTGCCGAGTTCTTGTACTGGGCGCAAACTGGTTGGGAACAAGGAAGTATTGTTACAGTAAATCCTGCTGCAAAGAGTTTAACAATTAATAAAGACGGTTATGTAGTTCAGCCATTAACTTTCCAACAATCTAATTTCATCTTAAATGAAAATTTATATCCAATACAAACTAAAGACTTGAGTATCGTAAGAGACCAAACATTGTTTAATGTTGTTCCGCAGAATACAGGAGATACACTTGCATATGGTCAATTCAATATTAATAATATTGAACATGGAATTGTATTTGACAACATAACATTATTTGATGATGTAATCTATAATCTAATCACTGGATTAAGACAGTTAAGAATTACATGTCGTGGTACTAAGACAGCCGAGTGGAATGGTACCGTAACCACTAGTGGATTCATTTTAAATCAAGACAATATAACCGAGTGGAGTAAAGAATTTAAGTACACTAAGGGCAGCATTGTAAAATACAAAAACAAGTATTGGACTGCTTTAAAGGTCGTTCAACCTAATAATATTTTTAACGAACTAGATTGGAAATTAACTGAGTACGGTGAAATTCAAAAAGGGTTACTATCTAACTCAAGTACTCGCAGTTATGAGAGCACATTGTATTATGATGTAGATAGGGCTAATCTAGAAAAAGATGCAGACCTGTTAAGTTTTAGTTTGATTGGCTATCGTCCTCGTGATTATCTTGCACTTGCAGACTTGACTGATATTACTCAAGTCAATGTTTACAAAAACATGATTAAGAATAAAGGTACACTTAATGCTGTTAGTGCCTTTAGGGGAGCTAATTTACCGCAAGGTGGAATTGATTATGAAGTCTATGAAAACTGGGCTATTAAGTCTGGAGAATTTGGTGGAGTATTAAACTCTAACTTTGTAGATTTTAAACTTAATCAAAACAGTCTTGTTGGAAATCCAAGCATTGTTTCACTAACTGATGGATCAAATACAGAAGGTTCACAACAAGAAGTTCCGTTAAGCAGTCTGTATAATTATGATAGACCAATAACTGATCCTAATATTCTAGCTACTGTCCCAAGTGAAGAGCCTTCAACATTATTCCCTGATGCTGGTTATGTGAACTTAAATGATGTAAAAATGTCATCATTCTATCTGTCACAGATTGCAGCGGCCGTTGATAAAAATGGATTGATAGTTCCACTAGACAGATTCTATGTTGGCGATTATGTTTGGATTGCAAATTATTTAGGAACATGGAATGTTTATTCTCCAGTAAGCATGGGGCAAGTAATTGGTGCATTGAATAATCTAAATGGCACTGTAACAATTACATTTAAAGAACAACATAACTTAACACAATACGATCCATTAGCGATATTAAATTTTGACACAGCCGTTAATGGGTATTACATCGCTGCTCTTATAGTAGATCCATACAGAATTATTATTAATTTACAAATGGATCCTTCAATTATAACATTGACAGGACAAGGTGTAGGATTTAAGTTCCAGCAACAAAGAGTTGCAACCCCTGCAGATATTATCAATCTACCATTACTGAACACTGAATTTGAAAAAAATAAAGTTTGGGTAGATACAAATAATAATGGTTCTTGGGCTGTATTTAGAAAAGACCTTAATTACACTTATCAAAAGCAATTTACAAGACCTACTGGTCAAGCGTTCGGTAGTGCAGTTGCGTATTCTACCAATTTAGGATATTTAATCGGAGATGAAGCCGAAGGTGCTGTTTACCGTTATACTTATAATGAATTATTACAAGATTGGCAATTAATACAAACTATCACCCATGGCACATCATTTGGTACTACAATTGAATATGCTGATGATATTTTTGTAATAAGTGAGCCAACTGGTTCTAAGCAAGTACATATCTATAGACTAGATCAAACTATATCATCTGATGACTTAGTAGTATATCAAACACCTATTAGTGCTCCTGCTAATTCAGTTAACTGGGGCCAAGCAGTTGCAATTTCAGGTGATAAAAATTGGATCTTTATTAGTGACTTTGACAATACAGTATCTCCAAATTTGGTACATGTATATAGAAAGTCACAACTTACTGATGAATATGAATTTGCAACAACAGTAACAGTATCTGGTTTGGTTGCTGGCGACAACTTTGGATATGCTATTGCAACTGATTACACTGGCGAAAATATTGTTATTAGTGCTCCTAATGTAAGTTACAGCGTAAGTATTGATGACTATGGTTACGCATATGCATTCAACCGTATAGTTCAAAAAATTGAAGTACAAAATAATAGTCAACCCGACATACCGCAATCATTTGAATTAGCGTATACCCCTACAACTGTCAGTAAAGTTTTGGCTTCTACCACTGCACCAAGTACTCTAACATTGACAACCAGTGCAGCCTCATTAAATGTTGACGATCCAATTGTATTCTTGGGAGCAGGACTGCAAAATACTTTAATCAGTCCTAATCAAGTGTATTACATTGCAAGCAAGTCTGGCAATGACATAACTATCAAAACATCTAGGGCAAGTCTTTCTGCATTTACTGTTACAACACAAGGTTCAGTAAACGCAACAGTAAGCGTACAAAATACTCCTATATACTTAAGTGTTAATAATACTTTAATTGATGACAATCAATATGCAATTATTGGTAGTGATTTATATTACTATGGATCATTGACTGCAGGTGATATTATTACAGTTAGTGGTCAATTGTTTGTTAATACACAAAGATTCAGTACAGATACTACCCCATTAATAGGTGTAGAGTTTGGCCATAGTTTGGATATTGCAACAAAGGGTAATGAAATTATTGTTGGAGCTCCGTTCCAACTAAACACACAATTACAAGAAGGTGCAGTTTATAGATTTACTAACAGTGGATCAAACTATGGTTACATCATAGGAACAGACCCGGTAGCATTAACAACAAATGCAAATATATTAATCAACGGATATCTGGTTAAATTAACACCTGGAAATGCATCTAGTGTAGCAAGTACCATTAATCAAACTAATATCACAAATGTTACTGCAACAGCAACTCCTGATAATAGACTGATAATCGGATTGATTAATAACGATTTATCAGTACCCAATCAACAGTTAACTCTTGGTGTAATGAACAATACAGTTCTAGCTGAGTTGGGGATTACACTATTTACAGAAACACAAGTTATACAGTGCCCACATACAGAAGGTCCCACTCAGTTTGGATCAACTGTTAAGTTTGGATCTAATGGCTCTTTTGTTGCAAGTGCACCAACTGGATCTAGATTTAGTGAAACAACATTTGATTTCTCTGATGACAATTACTTTGATAATGATACCATATTTGATAACAATACAACTCAATTCATAGAAGAATTTGACAATGCTGGTGCTGTCTATATGTTTGATTATTTACCTGTATATGCTGAAAGTATTAATAATACAGGTAAGTATGTGTATGCTCAAAGTGTAAATGCAAGAAACTTAGATTTTGGTGCACAACCATTATACGGTCATGCTTTAGATTTCAATGATAACACCGTTGCAATCGGCACCCCAACATTCAGACCTGGATTTGATAATGGTCAAGTCATAGGTTATAACAACATCACAGGTAAACAAGATTGGAGTGTTTACAGAAGTTCAAGTGCTGTAGTAGATATTGATAAAATTAACAACGCACGAATTTACAGTGCTCAAACTAATGAAACTTTAGTAAACCTAGATTACATTGACCCATTGCAAGGTAAAATACTAGGTGCTGTTAGACAGAATATTGATTTTGTTTCTAACAATGATCCTGCAAGATACAACAATCAGGGTAATATAGAAACTAGCATCACATGGGGACCAGTGCAAGTTGGACAGATTTGGCTTAACACTTCAACATTAAGATTCGTTAACTACCATCAAGATGATGCAGTATATAACAGCCAATATTGGGGTACATTATTCCCTGGTAGCACAGTTCAAGCGTTTACTTGGATTGAAAGCACACAACTACCAGTAGATTATGCAGGACCCGGAACACCATTTGATATAACTCAATTTGTAATTAATTACAATGTCAACGATGCGGGCAATTTAATACCTACATATTATTACTGGGTCAGAAATACAAACACTGTTTATACACTAGCTGGAAAGAGTTTAGCAGACTCTGTGATAGAGTCTTATATTGCTAATCCTGAAGATTCAGGCATCAGCTATTTTGTTCCATTGTTACCAAATGCATTTGGCTTGTATAACATCCAAGAATATTTAAACGCTAATGACAGCGTATTCCATATTGGATTTGCTACTGGAACAAATCAGGATGTGGCACACAATCAGTTTAGCTTGATCAGAGCAAATTATGCTGATGATTTCTTACCAGGTATACCTACTAACTTAAACAATCAAAGTGTAAACAGCGATTATAATTTTAGTGTTAATCCTCAAGGTTTATATGACAGATTGCTAGACAGCTTATCTGGTGTTGACGAAACCGGTCAAGTGGTTCCTAATCCATACTTACCAAAAGCAGTTCAAACAGGTATCTTGGCTCGTCCTAGACAGAGTTTCTTCTTAAACCGTTTTATGGCACTTAAGAATTATTTGCTATATGCAAATGAAATTCTTTCGCAATTCCCAATAGCTGAGATTAGAGAAAACATAACTTTCTTAAATGAAAAAAATCCTACAATATATGATCCAAATGATCCTACAGTAATCTTATTTGAAGAAGGTGAAAAGTATGATGTAAGCGATGGCAGATATTGGGAATTCACAAACTGGTGGGCAGATGGATATAGTGACAGTACAAAGTCTGCACTTCAAGTTCCGTTGTACTCCGACTTGTCTACATTGTCTGTACCCAACGGCACCATCGTTACTGTAAAACAAAATTCACGTGGTTTCAGCGAAACATACATCAAAGATGTAACCGGTTGGACACGAATTGGTTTGCAAAATGGTACTATTAAATTTAATTCTGCATTATGGGATTATGCATCTGCTAGATTGGGTTTTGGTGATAATTTCTATGACACGACCCCTTATGATGAGTATCCAAGTGAAGAAACACGCTTTATTATTCGTGCGTTGAATGAGCAAATCTACACCAATGAACTATTAATTTATAGAAATAGGTCATTAATACTGTTGTTTGAATACATTCAAAGTGAAACTATAGAAAATCAAAATTATTTACCTTGGTTGAATAAAACATCATTCGTTGATGTTGCACATAAGATTCGTGAATTAAGACCTATTGAAGTGTTCCAAAGTGATAATCAAGATTTCTTATCAGGCTACTTAAATGAAGTTAAACCATATCATGTGGTAATTAAAGAATTCTTATTTGAATACACTGGATCTGACACATTTGAAGGTGATGTAACTGACTTTGATTTACCAGCTCAATACAGTTCAACAAGCCGAGAATTTATTACACCTGAATTGGTGTATATAAATCCAAATACTGATAACCAGTTTACTCCTGATAATAGTATTTGGAGCAATCCAAACTATACGCAATGGAAACAAAACTATGGCGTTAAAATTGGTCAAGCTGTTCAACAAGGTGATTCAACACAATTGTTTGGACAATTGAATTATCCAATGTCCCGTTTAACTTCCTATGTTACATTGAATTCAACTTCTTTAACTGTTGGCAATGCATACGGTTTCCCTATCAATGGTGTTATAAAAATTGGAAATGAAGAAATCGGTTATTCTAGTGTTGACTCTGCAACAGGAAGCTTACTTGGACTAACACGCGGCGTTAATGAAACTACTATTACTACTCATCTACCAGGTACGGAAATATTTATGGATTTACCTCCTGTAGTGGTAGTTGATGCAGGACGAGGATATGTGAATCCGCCAAAAATTACAGCTTATGTTGATCCACAGATTACTAAAACTGCTGAATACTATGGATCTATAACAGGAAGCACATTAACAATTACAACCATTGTCAATGGACAAATAAATGTAGGTGACTATTTAGACGCACCAGGCATAATACCTCAAACTATAATTGTTTCGCAATTAACAACCAACACATACCAAATAAATGTAGCACAAGAATTAACAACAGAGGTACTATTTACTCAGTACAGCGGCCCTGTAGTTCCTGCGCAATTGCAAGCAGTTATGGCATTGGATTCAGTGCTTAGAATTGATGTAATTAATCCAGGCAGTGGTTATGCAGCAACCCCTCAAATAATTATTGAGCCTGCAACTGTAATTACATTCTCTAGTGATGATGTTATCATAAGCACTGATTCAGTTAGATTATATGCACCTCTACTACAAACGGGAGATTTGGTTCAGTATGTAGTCGGGGCTGATAGCACCCGCATACCGGGATTAGTCAACAACCAATGGTATTATGTTAATGTTTTAGAAAATAACCCAACTGTTATTATAGCATTTTATAACAACTATGCTAATGCTATTAATGATCATGACCGAGTACCTCTACATGGTATTGGAACAGGTAATAACCAAAATCTAAACTTAGGTGCAAGAGCATATGCTATTGGCACAAGCTCACCAGTTCGTGAAAATAATATCACATTGAGGTTTGATAGAACAACTTACGATTCGCAAATTATAGATTGGCAAGCTGGCAATTTCTATGGTGCATATTACGCAGGTCAGTATAATAATAGTGAATCTGTTTCAAGTTCTTCTATATTATTGCAAAGCACTCAACCACCAATTGAAAGCATTTTAGCTAGCGGTCAGGGTGTAGCATTTGAAATTGTAAGTGTAGCAAATGACCAACAAGTTACATTCTCAAGCCTCGCTAGAAATGTGGTAGCTACACATGCCGGAACTGACATTATTGACTTAGCGCCTCTAGGTGGAGGAACAGGTGATACCGCTTCAGGTACTACAATTGGTTTCTATATTGGAATGCCTGTTAAATTTATCGGTGCAGTCGGAGCTAGCAATATAGTTTATGGTGAAGTTTATTATGTTACAGAAATTGTAAGTGCTACAGAGTTTAAGATTAACAACACTTTAGGAAATCAAACTATCTCTGCCGCCGGATTAAATTGTTTTGTAGGAGAGGTAGTTAATACTGCTGTCTTAACTATCAACTATCCCGGAATTTACAGTTGCACAGCAACAAATAAAACAACTAATACTATTACTGCACCATTGTCATTATTGGGCACAGGCGGAACAATAGGATTCTACACTGGTTTACCTGTATTCTTCACGGGCGATGTATTCGGCGGTGTAGTAGAAAATGATGTATACTACATCACTTCAGTATGTGACAAGCAGACATTTACCGTTTCAAGAAATCCTGACCCGTTAATCGTATCAGTGCAGGGAACTCAAAGTCCAAATATTGTTTTATTAGCTGAAGAAACAACAAAACTACAAGTTAACAATCCAATAATTTTCAACGAATCAGTCGGTGGAATTGTTGCAGGTACTGTATACTATGTTGCTACTGTATTGGGGTTAGACCAAATACAAATTTCTACACAAGTTAACGGTTCAATCTTGTCATTAAGCACAGCGTCCGCTTCATCAAGTGCAACATTGACTAGCCAAGTAGATGTGTTACAAATTACTGAAACTTTAACCGGTAATATGACAATAAATGTCAATCTACCAGTAAGTCCAGGACAAATCAATGGTCAAAAGTTTACCCTTTACCCAACTAGTGGTATATTCTCAGGACCATTTACCGGTGAGACAACTAATAATTTAATTGAAAGAGATATCAACGCAACGATTGCGACTGTTAATAGAGTAGCGTTATCTACCACCAGTGGCGGGTTAACTAATGTTTATGTAAATATGCCATTTACAATAGACACAAACATAGGCGGACTAACTACTGGCACAACATACTATGTTTTAGACACTGGTGTAATATCAATCGCAGCTACAAGCACTAGTTCATCTACAAATGAAATAACATGTGACACTACCGAATCCTTGTATGTAGATATGCCTATCACATTCTCTGGATTTGGATTAGGTGGAATACAGATAGATCAAACTTATTATGTTGAATCTATCATAGATAGTACGCACTTCAAAATTACTGATTTTCCTGGCGGTGTTGTGGTAACATTGACTACTCAGAATGGCTCAATGACCGGTACTGGAGAATCATACATTACAGTAAGTACCTCGGCTGGTGGTGCTGAAGTATCATTATCTAGTGCAACAGCAACAGTAACATTGACACAAGAAATAACTACTTCAGCTACTTATGACATAAGCTGGATATTAGGTGGATACAAAGTTACCATTATCAACGCGGGCGAAGGATATGCGTTAGAAAATACGATTAACATACCCGGTACAAACTTTGGTGGAACAACTCCTGCTAATGATGTAAACTTAATTGTAAATAGTATTGGTGTAGACGGCGAAGTCACATCATTTACTGTAAATGGAACAATTCCGGTAACATCATCGGATTACTACTTAAAGGTAATAAGCGAAAATGAATTAGAAGTTTATTCTAACTCATTAATGACTATTCCAGTTAGTGGCATAGGATTTGGATACAGTGGTATAACTTCTACTGAGGTTACTGCATGCACCGCGTCAACTGATAGATTTACTGTAACCAGTTCTAGTGATTTTGACTTGAATGATCCTGTAGTATTTACCGGTACTGTATTTGGTGGAGTAACTTTAGGACAAACTTATTACATCAAGTCAAAGCCAACATCTACTACAATTACAGTATCAGAGATTCCAGGGGGCACTACATTTAATGTTTCTGCTGATGCAACAGGATCTATGATAGTTGCTAAATCAGGAGATTATGCATTACTTCCGGAACCCTTCTACTTCAATCAAAGTATTGTTAAGTTCAACAATCAAGTATATGTTTGTGTTGTAAGTAACAATGACACTGAATTTGTTTTAGGAAAATGGGAGCTATTAGACTCCGGTGACCGTAGATTGAATGCACTTGACAGAATCATGGGTTATTATCAACCTACTGTTAACATGCCGGGCTTAGATTTAACTCAGCTAGTTACTGGTATTACTTATCCAAACAGTACATATTTGGGTAATGCGTTTGCGCCAGACGATCAATATTCATTAGATGTTATACTACCCTCAACCAGTTTTACACAAACTGATGTAGATTCAACCAGTGCAGTATATGGCTTAGATAAATTCTATGTAACTTTCAATACCGCTGATTACTCTGCAATTGCGACAGAAACAAATAGTTGGGCATCTACGAAGTTAGCCGGAAGTAATGTAAATCTTACAGATAGTTTATATCACGATGGTGTGTACTTAGTAACATCTACAAATTATGCAACTCCAATATTTAAGAGCACAGATGGAGAAATTTGGACTGTAAGGGGTACGGCTGGAAACTATAATATTAATAGTATCGGTGTATATAATAATGGCAGTCAAAATTATTATGCAGCCGGCGGCACAAACGCAATATTAATTAGCTCGGATACAAATAATTGGTCAACAATTAATCCTTATTATTTACCCTCATTAAGTTATACTGTTTATAGTGTAACAGGAGCCGATATAAATTCCGGATTTACCGGATTAATAGCAGTAGGATCCGGAGAACAACAAATAGGTGGAAATATATATCCAAGAGGCACTTTTATTGCTGCATTAAATGGTTCTAACTGGACACAGTTTAATCCTATAAATTATAAAGGATTAAGAGCAGTTACTAGTGGTACCTTCACAAGTACTGGTGTTGGAAACATTATTGCAGTAGGTGAAGATGGTATAATTTATAAATCATTTGATGGCAATAATTGGAATGGTTTAAATGAAGCAGTAGTTTTAAACTCTTATGGAACTGCAAACAAAGTTCAAATTGTTCCAGGAACTACATTTACAGTGGGACAAAAAGTAAAATTCACCGGCTCTAGCTTCGGTGGTGTAGCTACTGGCACAAATTATTGGGTCAAGTCAGTTGACACGGGCGACAATACAATTGTTTTAAGTTCTGCATCATCATTAATACCTACAGTAGTATTAACTACCGCATCTCCTGCATTCTTGACCACAGTTACAGTAGCAGATGAAGGAACACTTAATGATGTTAAATTTGTTTCTCCTATTATTACTGCCGGTAACTTTATCATTGGACAAGTTTATATTATTGCAACCTCAGGCACTACAGACTTTATTTCACTTGGTGCTGCAAATAATAACCCAGGTACAATCTTTGTGGCTTTGGGAACAGGATCGGGAACTGGAACAGCCACTTTTGAAACTTTAATAGCAGTTGGAAATAATGGTACTATCATAACAAGTACTGACTTTACCACATGGACAACTCAAGTTTCCAATACAACTAACAATTTAAAAGGCATCGCAGTTGACGAAACAAATGGAAGAATATTAGTAGTTGGGGAAAACAATACAGCATTAATTAGTCATGACGGCGGCGTAACTTGGGTAGACGATACCATCATTATTCAGTTGGAATCAACTTACGATATCCAAGGTGGTGAATTTACTGATGGTTATGGACCAGAAGAACTAGTGCCTGGCGTGGTTACGGACACATTAATGATGACTGTTGCTACCCGCCCCGGCACAACTTGGGAAGCAACAGAATATCAACATGTTGGATTTAATGTAATATCGTTAGAATTGACTCCTTCATTTGAACTTCAAACTGAATATACATTCCATAATGTTGCTCAAACACCCGCACAAATAAGTGTATATCAAACCAGTGGAGTAACAGGTTTATCTACCCGTTTATATGAAACTATTGATTATACCGTTAATTGGATTGATTCTATCATTACACTGAACAATGCACTCCCATTCAGTCCAATTACAGATTCATTGCGTGTAGATATATACGAAACAGGCAACGGTAATCAGTTAGTAAAGGCTGATACACAGACTGATCCTATCAGATACAATGAAACTACTGGATTTAACGAGATATTTGTAAATTGTAATTACTCTGCACCTTCTTTTAATGGCAGTGGGGTAATTCAACCCAATACTAATCCAGTTTCGGTTCAAGCTACTGAAACAATAAGTCTATCAAATTCTATTGTATGCGAAAGTGTACGAGAATTTAACTTGAACGATCCAATTAGATTCCAAGGTATTACTTTTGGTGGACTATTAGAGGATACAAATTATTATGTAAAAACAATAAGTTTGGCAAGTTCAAGCATTACAGTTTCTACTAGTATTGACTTATCTACTGGCGTAGCCGGACCAACATTTACCGTAACAGATGACACTGGATCTATGTATGCTATTATACAGGTTGGATCAGGTGTTACTTGGACAGATCCTTTAATGTATCATAATGGTGCAAAGTTAGTACATGGAACAACAGGAACTGTTACAAGAACTAACGGAGCAACTAATACAGTTACTTGCAATACGACTAGTTCTATGGTAGTTGGAGATAAGATTGTGTTCAGCAATACAATCTTTGGTGGCGTAATTCAACCCTTAACAACTTACTATATTGAATCTATTGTAGACAACAATGAGTTTACAATTAGTTTAACTCAAGGTGGTCCTGCTATTGCTCTAACAACAGACACTGGTGGTGCTCAACTAATAACCCGTGACTATGCATTTGGATTACAGCCAAACGGAATTCAAGCTAAGATTATTTTTAGCGCACCATATGTAAACGGTATTGACTTCTTAAGCTATACATTGTTTGGAGAAACTAACCCTCAACAATACGGATATTCTATACCTGAACTTCAAATGTTTGTTGGTGATGGAGTTACAGCTACATTTAACTTAACCAACTTTGTTGACTTGAACAATGCAGCAAATGCAGTAGTGGAAATAAATGGATTGCGTCTTGATAATACTGATTACACTATCAATTCTAGTGCCGACACAATTACCTTTACTGCTATTCCTGCTCTAAATGATAACATTGCTGTTACAACATACAATGATACAAGTAGACAGTATTTGAATAGTCAATTTGGCATTACTGGTGAAACTGTAGCAAATATTGTTTCTATTAACAATAATATTTCTTCACCTTCTGCATCTACTCAAGCAACAGCAACAACGTCGGCGACAGATTATATAACTGTGATTAGTACAGCTAATTTCACCGTTAATGATATAGTAATATTCCAAGGTACTAGCTTTGGTGGAGTATTAACAGATGGCACTGTATATTTTGTAAGAAGTGTTGATAGTCTAACCGAATTTACTATTAAAGACAGTAATGGAACACTAGTCCCGGTATCAGACGCTGTAGGTACGATGAATGTAGTTGTTGGTGGAAATCCTGCAGTAAGAATAACAACAGGAATAAATCATAACTTTGTTACAAACGATATAGTTAGAATTGACGGCACGACTGGTTCTACGCAGTTAAACAACAATGTATATTATGTTCAGGTTATTAATGATACATCATTCTGGATTTATCAAACTGAATATGATCCTGCATTTAATGCTGTCAACAGTCCAATAACTCAGATTACTGCTTACACCGGTGCTGGATATGCATGGGTTTCTGACACATTTACATTGCAGACTAGTACAGTAACATCAACCAGTTCAACTGGAAATATAATTACGGTAGCCGATGGTTCTAGTTTAGTTGCAGGAACACCAATAGTGTTTACTCAGATCGGTGATCCACTTGGTACAACTATCATTGGTGGTTTGGTTACAGGAACTGTTTATTATATTAAGACCAGAGCAAGTAACGATATTACTATAAGTGAAACATATGATGGCACAGTTAAGACGTTAACAAGTGGTACTGCAGCACCGAACACTATTACTATTTCTCAATGGGAACAAGTAAATGTAGATAGACTTTGGGTAACTATCAACGGTTACAGAGTACCGTCATCAAGCTTACGCATCAATACTGGTAATCAGATTAGCATCTTGGAAACAATAACCACTACTGATGTTGTGATTATTACAAGTATGATGCCAAGTGCAACTCCGAACGAAGAAGTTTATACATTAATTGTAAATTCAGTAAATGAAGCAACTGTGTATCGTGCTAACTCATTATCTAGAACTTGGATGACACAGGATCTTTACAATACAGATAACATTATATATGTAAACGATATTGTTCATTTGACCGATAATGTAATTCAAAATGTTACAACTCCTTCATTATTGAATGGTGTTTATGATATCGGATTGACCGCAGATAAGAGAATTATTACAGGAATTTCAGTCTACAATAACACAACATCACAACTCATTGAAAGCTCAAATTATGAAATTGTCGTTGAAGAATTGTCTCCGATATTGAGAATTAATCAGGGAAATTACATAACCGCAGGGGACAGTTTAACAATTGTAGTTCTAGAAGGTAATTTGGTATCTATCAATGGTGAACAAATTAGATTTAGAACTGTTAATCCGGTGATCCCCGCAGGAGAAATAGTGTATGGTCAAAAATATACAATAGAAACAGTAGGATCTACCGATTTTACACTATATGGGGCCAGCTCAAATACTGTTGGGGTCACATTTACTGCGACCAATAACAACACCATTATTCCTGGATCAGGGACCGTAATAGCGTTAAATGCGTTGTATAACTTGCAAAGAGGTGCTAATGGTACCGGAGAACAAGTAATTATTCCTAAATACTCTGAGGTATACAGCTATTTGTCTAATAACCGTATGACAGATATACAATATAACCAGACTTGGAATAGCTACACCTTTAATACAACATTGGGCGATCCATTACAGATAAGCACAACTGCAAGTGCAATTTTCTTAAACCAAGACCAAACTTGAATGATAAATAAATATTATGAGTAAAATTATCCCAAAATCACAGCAGAAACCTGAAAAAATTGCTGAAAAGAAACCCAACGAAGTTGGTGGGTTTTATTTTTCCTCACACATCAAAATATTTGATCCCAATACAAAGCAAGTTTTAGTTCAAAAAAGAGGCGATAACTAATGTCAGTCATTACTTTATCATATAAAATAGAAGGTTTTCTAAAAATCTATGACCCCAATAATGGGGAAATCTTTGTAGATAAAAAGAATGCCATCAACTATGAAAATATGTCAGAGGCGATTGCTGACACACTAAGTAGTCGTGGTTACGGTGAAATCTATCAAATGGCTTTTGGAAACGGTGGCGCAAGCGTAGACGAAACAGGTGTTATTACATACCTGCCCCCAAATACAACGGGGCAAAATGCTGCTCTTTATAACCAAACCTACGCTAAAATTGTAGACGATACTAGCGTTTTCAACCTAGATCCAACAAGAAACAAGATGACAGTTTCTCACACTACTGGTAAGGTTTACACAGATATCTTAGTTCAGTGTTTACTTGATTATGGTGAGCCTGCAGGCCAAGCTGCATTTGACAACAGCACCCAAACTGATTCTAGCTTCATTTTTGATGAATTGGGACTTTTGGCAAATTATGGTACAGACAATGAAGGTAATGTAATTACCAGACTTTTGACCCATGTGATTTTTCACCCGGTTCAGAAGTCATTAAACAGACAAATTCAAATAGATTACACAGTTAGAATTCAAAGCTTGACTAACCTGGTAACGATTTAAATAGATAAATATATAGCGGAGCATTAAAACATGGCATATACAATTGTTAAGAGCGACGGTACAGTTCTAACAACAATACCCGATGGTACTATTAACACTACAAGTACTCCATTAGGCCTACCAGGTCGTAATTATGCTGGTTATGGTCAATCGTTAGACACTAACTTTACACACATGGTAGAAAACTTCGCAGATTCTACCCCTCCAGCGAACCCACTGCGTGGTCAACTTTGGTATGATACTAACAATAACGCATTAAAAGTTTGTCCATCTGATGGTGAAACTAACGCAAGTGCATGGTCTACATTGACCTCAACATCAAGCGGTGGTGCAACAACCTTTAGCGCAGTAACAGTAACTGGCAATTTAACTGCTAATAATATTACAGCAACTAATAATAGTAATGCCAATGCAGCATCATTTAACTACTTAACCGTTTCTGCAAGTGCAAACATTGCTGATGGCAATATAACCACTGCAAATATTGGCACATTGAGAACTCAGGCAATTACTACTGGCGGAACAACGACTGCAGGTACGTTAACTGGAACTTGGACTGCAACCGGTACCGGAACAGCAAACGGTGTTGCTGGAACAACAGTGTGGATGAATACTGGTAATTTAGTTATTTCAGGTGCAGGGACTTTAGGTATTAAAGTTGCAAATGCTAACTGTATCATGGATTTATCTGGTAACCCAATTACATACGCTGGAACATATAACGACAGTAATGTTCAAGCTTATTTACCAACATACACTGGTAATTTAGGCGTCGTAGGTGGAAGCTCAGTGTTTAATGGTAGAACAATTTCTACCGGAGCTAATACAACTACAGGTAGCATTACTGGTAACTGGACATTGACTTCCGGATCAAGACTCAACGCAACATATGCTGACTTGGCAGAACGCTTTGAAGCAGACCGCTATTATGATGCCGGAACTGTTGTTGAACTAGGTGGTGAAAAAGAAATTACTGCTGTTCAATATGAATTAAGCGATGATGTATTTGGTGTTGTATCTGAAACAGCCGGATATTTGATGAATGCAGGCGCCGGCGACAACAGCACACATCCTCCAATTGCTGTGGGCGGAAGAGTAAAAGTAAAAGTAACCGGTAAAGTTAAGAAAGGCCAACGATTAGTTAGTGCAGGTAATGGTATGGCCCGTGCAGCAGAACAAGGTGAAGCTACAGCATTTAATATAATTGGACGATCATTAGAAAATAAAAATTCAAATGACATTGGCACAGTTGAAGCATTTGTTAAAATAAATTAAGGATAAAAGATGAGTTACGCACAATATGGTTTAATTGAAGCAGCAGACTTCAACAATCTTGTTGGTGGTAACCCAGTCACCACAGCTAACAGACTTAATACTGTATGGGCTACAGGTGGAACAAATGCAGGTTATGGACAGACACCAGTTGCAAACGTGGCAATAGGAACTACAGTTACTGCTACTAATTGGGCATCATTAGTTAACAATACGTCTAATGCGGCACAGCATCAAGGATCTTCAATAACGTCTGTTACAGCACCGGCAACAGGAAATACTGTTGCTTTTTTAAGTGCTGTTCCGACCAATTTGTCTACAATATACACAAACAGATTAAATGCAGCTAGTCAAGGCTCAACCAGTTCAAATACTGCAACATTTGGTTCTGCATGGAGTTCGGCAATAACTTTCACTCATACTGTTACTTTTAGTTCAGGTGATGCTGCAAGATATTTCTTTAACGCTGGCGGACAGTTAGCAGTTACTTGCTCACATCCATCAGGTACTGGAATAAATTTATTGTTTAACGGGTTGGCTAGTAATGTGGGAACAATTGTTTTAAGTAGCCCAACATCAGGGGCGGTTACAATAGCCGGAACTAGTTACAATGGCGTAACTAAGATCGGCGGTGGCGGAAACTCCCCCACAATATCAACTAATTCAGGTTATTTTGGATTGTCTACAGCCAATACAACATTGTTTACGCAAACAGCAAGTACAGGTCCATCTGGATACCTAAGCACTTTCATACGAGTAATTGCCGCGACTAACGGAACACAGGGTTCAAATGGTGACGCCGGCTCTGTAATTACATTGTACACTCTTTGGGATGAAATTCCTAATGGACTGTCAGTATCTTCGGGTTCAGCTACAACTGTAACTATAAGACCTCCGAGCACTACTTATATTTCAAGTACTTGGGGATCTCCTACAGTGTCTGGTACTGTATCCGGTTCATAAATTTTATCTCGCATACTCATCCATCTAAATACTTTTAGGAGTTTTAGATGGATACCACAACCTTAATTTTAGAGGCAAAAGCTAGATTTAATCACAACGCAACCAAGGCATACCTAAAAGAAAAATATGAAAGTAAATTAATAATAGCAGAACAAGGTGGTTTGTGGAAGGCAGACAATATTACCATTACATTACTATCAGCATTAACTAATGAACGGGTAGTTTTAATTGACACTTTTGGCAATCCAGTTGAAGTTAACCGTCAAGAATTATTTGATTCTTTGTCTAACACATATAACTCTGTGATGCAAGAATGGCATGCAGAATGGAAAAATTTAGAAGGCAATAGATGATACGTGGAGCCTTATTATTTGCGTTTAACAGTGGCCGTTACGATTATTATAGAATGGCAGAAGAGACTGCAAAAAGAATCAACCACTTCTTAAACTTACCAGTCACTATTGTCACAGATGAAAAATCACGGACATCATCTACCGGATATAACTTTGACAAAATAATCATTACAGAACCGGACAAAAATAATTTGAGAGATTGGGGTGTATGGATTAACAAGGGTAGATACCAAGCCTTTGAATTAAGCCCATATGATGAAACAATCTTAGTTGATACAGACTACATGATTAATTCAAACAAGTTATTGAAAACCTTTGATGTATCAATTGACTTTTGTTGCCATGACACTACAAGTTTTTTAATGTATCCCGATGCACCTCAAGAAATTTTAAGCGCCTACAGTTTTAAGACACTATGGGCAACTGTTGTTACTTTCAGAAAAACCAAAAGAGCAAAACAAATATTTGAATGTTTAGAAATGGTTCAGAAAAACTATGACCATTATGCAAATATTCATAGTTTTGTGGGAGGTGTATACAGAAATGATTATGCACTGACACTAGCACTTAGAATTGCTAATGGTCATACTGTTTTACCCGGGGATATTATTCCTTGGAATTTAGTTCATGTTGGTAAAAAAACATCAGTTTATAAAAATTCTGATCTACCATTTAATACAGAATATACTGTACTATTTGATAATTGGCGCCGCGGCAAAATCCGTAAAGAATATGCGATTATAAAAGATATGGACTTTCATGTCATGAATAAAGATAACTTTATGGAGCTTATTCTATGAACAAGGGTTTTGTAATACTTGCACAAAATACAATAACAACAGATTATGTTAAGTGCGCGGAAGTTCTAGAGGCTAGCATCAAAAAAGTTATGCCCGAGTCTAATGTTACAATCATCACAAAATTGCCATATGGAGATTTGGCACCCAATAGTGACTGGAAACTAATCAACGATTGGCAAGTTTATGAGGCAAGTCCCTATGAATACACAATCAAACTAGAAGCTGATATGTATGTGCCCACTTCTATTGAGTATTGGTGGGATATCCTTAAAAATCATGATTTAGTTGTAAGCACTACAATTAGAAATTTTAAACAAGAAATATCATCGTCTAGGGCGTACCGTAAGTTTATAGATGAAAATAAATTACCTGATGTTTATAATGCTATCACTTACTTTAGAAAAAGCGAAAAGTCTAAAAAGTTTTTCGGTTTAGTTAGAAACATTTTTGAAAACTGGGACGAATACAAGAAAGTATTAAAGTGTAATGTTGATGAAGAAGCAACTACCGATTGGGTATATGCATTGGCATGTCATATTATGGGCGAAGAAAATACAACATTACCTGCATTCACCCAAATGAGTATGGTGCATATGAAGCAGTTTATAAATGACTTACCCACTGAAAACTGGACAGATACATTAGTGTATGAAATTTTATCTGATCAATTTAGAATCAATACAGTTCCACAAATGTATCCGGTACACTATCATGTTAAATCTTTTGCAAATAAATTTATATGAATAACGATGAAATGATTGTTATTTGGGAAGCTCCCCAGATTCAGCCTCCCGAATTCAGACTATATTATGATGACACAGGTAAAGTAGTGTGCTATACTTGTGAAAAGTTACCTGGTAATTTTATTGTCGTTGACGCTCAGACATTTGCACAAGCAAGACCGGATGTTCGTGTTATTGATGGGAAAATTTCTACAGTGAATCCCAATGCAATAATATCCAAATTAATGCCCAACACTGTGGGACAAAAATGTGCAAAAGAAGATATAAGCATTGTAGTTGACGATAGTTATTCGGGTGATGTAACACACTGGAAGTTGCAAACATATGAATACAGATGATGACATTGTTGATATCGTAGATTTGGATTGCATTTATCTTAGCTACGATGAACCGCAAAAAGAAGAATTTTGGCTCAAGATTAAAAACATGGTGCCTTGGGCAAAAAGAGTTGATGGGGTCAAAGGAAGTGATGCAGCACACAAAGCTGCCGGGGAAGCAAGCGACACAGAAAGGTTTATTCTTATTGACGGCGACAACATGCCGGATGAATCATTCTTTAACTTGCAACTTGACTTTACTGACAAAGATCCTAACTATAAACTTGCGCAATATCGTTGGAAAGCTATCAACGCAATCAATGGTCTACGATATGGCAATGGTGGCATGAGTAGTTGGACAAAAACTTATGTTGCTAACATGAAAACTCATGAGGCTCAAACTGAGGGTGATGTAACACGCATTGCAGACTTTTGTTTAGATAGCACTGACAATTTGTATTGGGCCATGTATGATTGCTATTCAACTACATATCCTAACTATACTCCATTTCAAGCTTGGCGTGCAGGTTTTAGAGAAGGTGTAAAGATGTGCCTAGATCGTGGCGCAGTACCCACAGTAGAACACTTTAAAGAAACAGTTTCAAGTAGAAATCTTAATAACTTGACAATATGGCAGAATGTTGGCAGTGATGTAGATAATGGATATTGGGCAATATATGGCGCACGATTAGGTACATTCTTAACGATGTTAAGTGACTGGGATCATACTAATGTGCAATGGTTTGATAATTACCCTGAACTATGGAAAGAATATGGTGAAGGCAAAGATCCTAAAGATGCAGCCGAGCAAATTGGATCACAATTAGAAAATAAACTAGGGCTACCTATCTGTACATTAAGCCCCGAGCAAAGCAAATTCTTTAAACGACACTATGGTGCCGATAAGTATAACAGAGGTCTGTTAGTTAAAGAAATGGATGTTGTTCGCCAAATTGAAGGATGGTAATGAGTAAGAAAAAATTAAATGATGTTATTTGGATTAGAAATAAAAGTAACTATATTGATTCAAGTAATGAAAATCTAGATAAAGTAAAAGATTTACTGGGTGAGACTGGTAAAGGATTTTGTCTAGCCAAATTCACTCAAGTTACAATGCATTTGGGAACAGGGATGACGCATTCTTGTCACCATCCTAGCCCACATAAAATTCCATTAGAAGAAATTGAAAAAAATCCGGCAGCATTGTTCAATACGAACCGCCTTAAAAAGGCCCGTAGAGAAATGTTTGAAAATGAAAGACCAAGCGAATGTGATTACTGTTGGAGAGTTGAAGATACCAATGGATATAGTGACAGATTCTTTAAAAGCCTAGAGCCTTGGGCGTTAAATGAGCATGACAGAATTGTTAATACTGATCCAGAAGATAATATAGTACCAACCTACTTAGAAGTTGATTTCAGTAATGTTTGTAATTTTGCCTGCACATATTGCGGACCTGAATATAGTTCAAAATGGGTGGAGAATTTAAAGCAGCATGGGCCTATTAAGTTATTAGACAATACAAAGTATTCTCAATGGAGTCATGGCTGGCAAGATTTAGATAGCCTCACCTATAAGAGTAGTGAGTTTAATCCGTATGTAGATGCGTTTTGGAAATGGTTCCCTGAAGTTTACAAGCAGTTAAAGGTATATCGCATTACTGGCGGCGAACCTTTGCTAAGTAAAGAAACCTTTCGCAGTATAGATTGGTTTATTGATAACCCTAATCCTGAGCTTGAATTTAGCATTAACAGTAATCTAGGTGCTCCACAAAAGTTGTGGGATCAGTTTATAGAAAAGATTCAGATACTCACAAACAACAAGTGTGTTAAAAGATTTACGGTATTTACTAGTGTAGACGGTTGGGGTGAAAGAGCCGAATATGCTCGTCCTGGATTAAATTTTGAACTGTTTAAAACTAGATACGAGCAATTGCTTAAAATTGGAAATATTCGTGCAACCATAATGTGTACTTACAATATTTTCAGTGTCACTAGCATGAAGCAATTATTAGAGTGGCAAGCTAATTTGAAATCAATTTATAATCCAGACATGGCATTGATTGACTTGGAAGAGCAATTTGGGTACAGATTAGCAGATGGTGACTATACGCAACGACAGCGCAAAGAACGGTGTCAAAATCATCATGGTCTAGTTGGTTTAGATGTTCCTTATTTAAGAAGCCCGGGCTTTTTAGATGCTCACTATATTGACAAAAATTTGATACAAGATTACATGATTCCTAGCTTTAATTATATGATAAGATTTGCTAGTGGAAATGTTAATGGTATGGGCCTACATCAGGGCTTTGAAGATTATGAAATAGAAAAATTCAAACGCATTGTTATTGAGGCAATGAATTTTAACAAAATTCATGAAGAAGATCATGAAACCATTCTATTACACAGAGCAAGATTTTTTGATTTTGTAAATGAAATTGACAAGAGACACAACAGAAACTTTGTTAAAACTTTCCCTGAAATGGCAGAGTTCTATAATAAGTGTAAAATGGCAAAAGAAAAACTAATACCCAATTAATATGTCAACAAATTTGATCCAATGGCGCAAAAATGTTTTAGATGCTATCAGCCCTAGCTTTTGCGCAGCTAAGTGGTATAATGCTTCTATTTTCTTAGGATCAGGTTACACTGGGTCTTGTCACCTGCCCTTACCACATTTAATGGATAAGGATCAGGTCGCACAGAATCCATCGGCATTGCACAACACAGATCATAAGAAAAATGTAAGAAAAATGATGCTAGAAGGTGTACGACCGGCAGAATGTAACTACTGCTGGAAAGTTGAAGGCATACAAAGAGATAATGTTAGTGATCGGGTTTATAAAAGCATATTTTACAAATATGAAGATATTGTAAAGTTAAAAGAACTGCCTTGGGACCAAGATGTTTTGTTAAAGACTTTGGAGATAAGTTTTGACAGACAATGTAACTTTGCATGCAGTTACTGTAATGCAGGTTATAGCACGACTTGGGCACAGGATTTAGAAAAGAACGGTGCATACCAAAACTTTATTGCACCCGGTGGCGGTGGTGGGGCATATCAAACAGATGGAAGTTGGGCTGAAGCATACGGCAAACATTTAGATGAAAATCCATATGTAGATGCCTTTTTTAAATGGTGGCCTGAATTGTCGCAATCCTTAATGGAATTAAGAATTACAGGCGGCGAAGCAACTGTGAGTCAGAACTTTTGGCGATTTGTTGATAAAATGCATGAGTTCGCATCACCCAACATGAACTTTGCGGTAAACACCAATTTGGGAATGTCAGAGAAGGCATTGCAAAAGTTGATAGATGTTACAAAAACTTTACCTGTTAAAGAAGTAAGAATATTTACAAGCAATGAAAGTTACGGCAAACATGCCGAGTATATACGAGATGGTTTAGATTATGTAAAGTGGCGAGAGAACATGGTTAAGTTGCTTGATAATGCCAATTTAAGCATGCTAACAATTATGATGACTATTAATAATTTGTGCTTATTCAGCATCACAGAATTTATGGATGACATGCTTAAATTAAAGGCAAAGTATGGTACAGTTAAACCATTGTTAGATTTAAACATTTTAAGATGGCCTGGCATGATGAGTCCTGTAACTCTACCGGATGATATAAAAAGTACTTTACACGCAAAATTATTAAAATGGTTTAAAAAGCACAAACAAAGCAAATTGCTATCTGAGGGAGAGAAGGCGCAAATTCAAAGATTACTTGATTATATTGAAGTAGTAAAAACCGGTCATACTTTTGTGACTGACGACAAAGCCTTATTATTTCATGATTTTAAAAGTTTCTTTACTCAGTATGATGAAAGAAGAAATAAAAATTTAGTTGAAACCTTTCCTGAGTTAAAAGATTGGTACGAATCTATAGAGTTAAATAAAACCTTTGAAATAAAACCACTGCACAATATAGGTATAAGCCACCATGAAGAAGGGGAGTATAAAGACGAATGATTTCAGAGATTTATGCGTATGGCTGTAGTTTTGTGTACGGTGATGGGGTCAAAAAAGAGGATGCCTGGCCGCAGCTTTTGGGTAATAAATTTAATGTTCCCGTCTTTAATCGCGGGGAAAGAGGTGGCTCTAACAAATTTTCTTTAATTCGCTTCTTTGAAGATTTAAAAAAATTTACACCAGACACCTTCATTATTTTTTCTTGGACAGGGTTCACCCGAACTATGTTCTATAGTAGAAAATTTAATAATTGGAATATGTACCTACCTGGACATGTACCATTAAATGAAGATAACACAATTTCTGAAGATGGCGAAAATATGAAGTATTTTTATGCCAATATATATTCTGATTACGATTCTCTAACTACTCTTTATCAACAACAATTGTTGTTGCAAAACTTTTTAGAAAATAATAAATTAAATTATGCTTTTATGAATGCAGTAGATGATAATTTATTATTAAGGTATAGATTTTGGGAAAATGATTCATTAACTAAAAACCTGCACAGTGGAATAAAGAAAGAAAAGTATTTCTTAGGATACAACAATTCACTTAATAAAATTGTGTGCAAGGATATGAAATTAATTGCCCCAGATGGGTATCATCCCAGTGAAGGCGGGCATAAATGGATCGCTGATAATTTATATAATTTTATAAACGCACAATGAAAACACGATTATTTGCATTTGGTTGCAGCATGACCAAATATGTATATGGCACCTGGGCTGACTTTTTATCAGCAAATTTTGACGAATACTATAACTATGGTCGGTCTGGATCAGATATGCGACTTATTAGCAATCGTCTAATAGAAGCAGACACTAAGTTGAATTTTAATTCAGAAACAGATTATGTAGTTGTAATGCTTACAGGCATTGGTAGATTTTCTTATATGAAATCTGATAGCCTACAAACTCACGGGGATCTGGTAGTACATGCGGCAAGTAATCCAGGTAACAAAGATGTAGTTTGGATTGTTGATAATATTTGGTCTGAAAAATGGCAAGTATATAATGCCTGGGTAGCCGCACACACAATTAAAAAGATTTTAGATTTAAAGAAAATCAAACATAAAATTTTATTAGGACTTGACTATGACTGGTATTTAACTAACACAAAAGAATTATCTAATGACGATATATTCAAAGTTAGTGACATGATTTATAGTATTGCAGACGATCCATTGTCACTAACGACTTTTTTTTCAGATTTAGATCAAATTGAAAATAAAGAAAAAACTCAACAGTTTTGGAAAGATAAAAATAATTTTGACGGACATCCCTCACAATATGTGCATTATCAATATATGAAAAAAATGTTTCCGGAATTTAATACACCATTATCTGAAAAATTATTTTATTATTGTGAACAAATTAACATTAAAGATAGTCAACGAGAACAAGGTATAAAATTTTATGATCTTTTTAGTAAAAAATATGACAAATCAATCTACTTTAGGCCATTTGGGGAATAATCATGAGAGTTAAAATTCCCCTATTTTACGATTATGTATTTCCGGCTTATGTTATTCCTAATTGTATGAAAATGGATTTTGTTTTGATCAATTATATTCACAGTCAACATAGTAACAGAAGTAACGGAAATGATTTGTTTATGTCAAATCAAAGTAACGATTTATTTCAAAAAATATTCGGAGATAGTTTAGGGAATGGTCATTGGCCAGCATGCTGGAATTCTGACTCACAGCTTAGAACAGGAAGCCTACGAGACTATATTGAAATTGATTCAACATCCTTGTTTATAGGTAAAAAACAATATAATAAGTATTTGTATCCTGTTAGTATGACGCCATACATTGATGATTTTACCGGGGACACGTGCACTGGTAGCAAACTCAATGGTGAGTATTTTTGGAAATATATGTCACATGAAGCTCTTACTGACGCCAGACAAGGTAGGGCTTTTATTGTTCTTGACTACTTACAAGAAAACGAAGTTCCAAAATACATTTATGAAAATTTACACCGTGGTTTACGAAAAAGCGGTATTTCCCCATCGCAAGTGTTTTTATTGTTTAACACATTTAATGGTGCAGATGTTTATAAAGAATGGTTTTCTGAAGAGGAGAGAATGTTAAATGTAGTTAATTTTCCCTACATGATTTTAAATTCGTCATTTCATTACGGTGAAAATAAACATATAAAAACATTGAATAGAGAGGATTTTCTATCTTCTAAAAATCAGCTAAGACCTAAACATTTCTTGTTTAAGATTCGTAGACCCAGAGACCATAGACAAGTATTATTAGCTCAATTGTATAATGATGGGTATTTAAATAAGGGTAATTGGTCTTGCCTACAAAAATTAAACCATGATATTAATCATTTGAACCTAACCCTAACAAATTTTGGATTCAATAAAATTGAACCAGAAAAAATAATGGAATTACATAACGAGCTTCCTAAAACCTTAAGTGATGAGGTCAATGAAGATTTTTACTCATTAGGCGGCTGGGCAGATGTACCTAACAGTTATCTTAGTAGTTATTTGTATATCGCCACAGAAACATACATGGATTTATCCAACAAATCCTTAACTGAGAAGGTATTCAAGCCCATCGCACATTTTATGCCCTTTGTGTTTGCATCGTGGCCAGGTTCGCTAAAATTGTTACGAGAACTGGGTTTTAAAACTTTTTCTCCGTTCATTGATGAAAGCTATGATAATGAATCAAATAACAGTATTAGACTGCAAAAGATATACCAAGAAATAAAACGTTTGTGTGATATGCCTATCCAAGAACTACATAATTGGTATTGGTCTATGGAAGATATATTGATGCACAATCAGAACCATTTAGTTAATTTTTACAAAAATAATCCATACTCAAAAAATCTTACAAACATCCTTAGAGATAAATTATATTCATGAACTACAAATTAAAAAAATGGCAAGATTTTGAAACATCTTACCTTAGCACATTTGGTAAGGAAGTTCCTATCTATTCGCCTTCCGTCTTTCATGAATATCGTGGAGAAATTTTTACAACCTACCATGATGAGTTGCATCCTGTACATTCGGTATTACCAAAAAAATTGCATTTTCACAGTAGATTTAGCAAGTCTTATAAAAATGTACTTCGTGGCCTACACTATGATACTAAAACATATAAGTTGGTACAAGCATTAGTTGGTGACATATATTTGGTAGTGTTGGATGTAAGAGAAGGATCAGAGACATATGGAAAATATGAATCTTATATCTTATCTGAAAAGCACAGGCATCAAGTTTTAATACCGCCGGGATTCGCCAATGGCCATTATGCATTGACTGATTGCATCTTTCATTATTATCTATTCTATGAAGGTGAGTACTATGATGTGAAGGATCAGGGAGTTATAAAATTTAATGATTCTAGATTTAATCTAGAGTGGCCCACCACAACGCCCTTATTACAAGAACGGGACAAATAAACAGTTATGATTAAAAACTTGCAAAATTATCCAATAGTTAGAGATATTGGATTTACTGAAAATGATCTTATTAACTTTGAACTTAAGATCATAGACCATTGGGAAAATGCTAAAATCAGAGGCCCGGTACATTTGAGTAATGGTAACGAAAGTCCACTGATTGAAATTTTTAAAAGAGTAAACAAAAACGATTGGGTTTTTAGTACTTGGAGATCACATTATCACGCACTTTTAAAAGGTCTTGATACTAGTTGGCTTGAAGAAGAAATACTTAAAGGAAAATCAATTACGATATGCAATCATCAAGAAAAGTTTTATTCGTCTGCTATCGTGGCATCAACCTTATCTATAGCACTGGGTGTAGCTCAATCAATTAAATTAGATAATAAACAAGAAAAGGTCTGGTGTTTCATCGGTGATATGTGTTTTGAAACTGGTGCATTTTACGAAGTTCATAAGTATGCTAGAAATTTTGATTTACCTTTATACTTTGTTGTTGAAGATAATGGCATTTCAACTTACACCCCGACAGTTAAAACATGGAATGTGCAACGTGACATACCCAATGATGTAATTTACTACACATACAAATCAAAATACCCGCATTATGGCTCTGGTAAATGGATCGCATTTTAAGTTTGTTTACACAAGTTGGTTAAAAACTTCCCACGGCAATTACCCCATTGCCAATGGTATCCATCCAGAGGGCATTAACAAATACTACGAATTTTACAATGAAACTATTCAAATAGGATTCGGCAGTCAAGATAATTTAGAAAAAAAAATACTTGAAAAATATCCTGCATATGAAAATTTTTTCATGTTGGGGCATTCTTTGTTAATGACTTATTTGGAAGAATTTTTTCCAACGTCATGTTTTATTGGGGAAGATAAAATAAAAGACGATGATTGTGCCTATTTCTATCCTATTGAAACAAACAAGGGTAATTACGTATTATATAATAATTATCAGGTTAATGTTGATGGCAGTGATACTGAATGTTCTTTTACGGATAGCATACCAGAAAAAATAATTTCACTATTAAGAACAAACAAAATTAGACTATTAATTTGTGGAATTCAAGATCCTTGTCATCATGATAGGCACTTAGAATTTTTTATGTCAAATTTAGAAAAAGTTGGCATACCCAAAAATAATCCAATATTCATTGCCGGGAATAAGCAACTTGATTCTGAATACAATACGGTGACTGGTATTTTGGCACTATATGAGGGTGGAAAATTATTCAGTCGGTACCCACGACAGACACAATTGGGATACATATCTGATTTAGTTAGAGAGCAAGAATTAACCGGTGTACTCAGAACTAAACGTTTTTTATGCTTTAACCGGCATTATGGAAAAAGCCACAGGATTTATTTGGCTTATCTATACTTAAAGCATAAACTATACGAAAACAGTTATTTTAGTTTTTTAGTTATAAACGACATCAATAACATTGCTAATAATTTTTACAACATAACAAATATTTTGGACGATTTAGATCAACTTAATATTCACAAATATATTGATGACTTAAAATCTAGAGTTCCAATTCAATTGGATACCCAGCATTTGTCATATAAAGAATTGTCCGGATTTGGTACAGTAGACAATTACAATAAAGATTTTTATAGTAGCACATATGTTCATATTGTAAGTGAAACATGTATGAACAACGAAAATTTTACTCCTTTCTTTTCAGAAAAAACAGTAAGACCTTTTATGAATTTGCAACCTTTTGTATATTTTGGGGATTACCATGCCTTAAAAACGTTAAAAGATTTGGGATTTAAAACCTTTCACCCCTTCATTGACGAGTCATACGATGACGAACCTGATCCATTAAAGAGAATGAAATTAGCAGGGGAGCAGGTTAAACAACTAAATAATATGCCTGTAAGTCAACTTCACGACTGGTATTACTCAATAACAGATATATTGGTTCACAATCAAAAACATCTCCAAACGTTTAATCATTTTGATGTTTTACATCAGGCTTTAAAAGACGCCGAGGCAATTTATAAAAATGGATTTAAAAAGTAAAAATATTATCGTAACTGGAGCAAACGGATTGGTTGGACTACCAACAGTTGAAAAATTATTAAATGAAAATGTTAGCAAAATTTACGCAGTTGACTTGCGGTTTAATCAAGAATTAATCGCATTACAACAGTTAAATCCTGATATTATTGAATTAGTTCAAACTGATTTGTGCTATTTGACCAACTGCGAGAACCTGTTTAAAAATAAAAATATACATGTTGTATTGCACTTAGCAGGTATCAAGGGCTCACCCCAGAGAACAAAAACATCGCCGGCAGATTATATGTTTCCTATGCTAATGTTTAATACGAATATTTTTAAAGCAGCATTTGAAGCAAATGTTGAATGGCTAGTATACATGTCAAGTGTGGGCGTATATGCTCCGGCAGATGTGATGGTTGAAGATACTGTTTGGGAAACAATGCCTAGCAAAAATGATTGGCATCCGGGTTGGGCAAAACGCATAGGAGAGTTGGCGTTAGATGCTCTAAAGATTCAGTATAATTTTGATAGATATACTATCATTCGTCCCTCTAACATATATGGAAAGAATGACAACTTCGCACAAGATGCTACAGTAATAAGTTCAAATATTTGGAAACTATTTAA